GTAACAAACGAAGCGATTGTAACTGATAAGGATGACAGTCCAGTAGAATTAGAACTGTCTAACTTAGAAGTATCAGAATCGATCAAGAACCGAATGAGAGAAGAGTTTGATCATATCAAACGTCTTCTTGATTTTGATAAATCTGCACATCAAATCTTCAGACGTTGGTACGTTGATGGTAGATTATTTTATCATAAAGTTATCGATCTAGAAGATCCTTCAAAGGGTCTATTAGAACTCCGTTATATTGATCCTCTTAAAATTAAGAAGGTGCGTCTGGTAGAAAAACCAGCAGTAGACGCAGATCAATTTAACAAATACGACTACGGTAAAGTCACAGAATTTTTTGTTTACAATGCTAAAGGTGTAAACAATACCAACCAAGGAATTAAAATTGCAAGGGATGCTATTACATACGTAGCATCTGGTATTGTAGACCAGGGTAGAAATATGACCCTGAGTTATTTGCACAAAGCAATCAAGTATCTTAATCAATTAAGAATGCTTGAGGACAGCATTGTTATCTACAGATTATCAAGAGCACCCGAGCGTAGAATTTTCTACATCGATGTTGGTAATCTTCCTAAAATTAAAGCGGAACAATACCTGCGTGATGTAATGTCACGCTACAGAAATAAGATGGTATATGACTCCAGTACTGGAGAAATCCGTGATGACAAAAAGCATATGAGTATGCTTGAGGACTTCTGGTTGCCTCGTCGTGAAGGTGGTCGTGGTACAGAAATTACCACACTGCCTGGTGGACAAAACCTTGGTGAACTGACTGACATTAAGTATTTCCAAACACAACTTTATAAAGCACTTAATGTTCCTGCTTCTAGATTGGAAAGTGATAAGTCATTTGATTTAGGTAAATCTGAAGAGATCAACAGAGACGAAATTAAATTTACAAAGTTTGTAGGTCGTCTCCGTAAAAAGTTCTCTGACCTTCTTCATGACCTTCTTAAAACACAACTGATCCTTAAAGGTGTAATCACAGTTGAAGATTGGGAAGACATGAAAGAGCACATTCAGTATGATTACCTTTATGATAATCAATTTGCTGAACTTGCTAATCTCGAATTACTTGAGAAGAAAATGGAAGTCCTTGACAAAGTAGACCTCTATGTTGGCAAGTATTTCTCACAAGATTATGTAATGCGTCAACTCCTGCACTTCACTGAGCAAGAGATTGAGGAAATGCAGAATCAAATAAATACAGAAATCAAAGCAGGTCAAGTCATTGATCCGCTTGATACGATTGATCAAGAGAAGCAAACTGCTGAAATTGATATGGAAACTAAGCAAGTTTCTTTAGACAATCTTAAAAATCCCCCTGAACCTAAAACGTCAGGATCCCAAAACACTAAATAATACCGAGGTTAATTATGGAACCTACTAAAATCGTGGATATGATCATGAAGGATCAACTTGCTGATGCTTCTGATGCTGTGAAAGATATGATTATGAACAAGGCGGCGCAGATCTTAACTCTTGAAAAAGAAAAGGTCGGGCAAAGCATGTTCGCCCATCTAGAAAACGAACCCGAACAGACCGAAGATGAAACTGATCACGGAACAGATTGAAGCTGTAGAATTTCTTGTTGAAGAAAGTGGTTCAAAAAAGAATCACTTTATCGAAGGGGTATTTCTTCAAGCGGATATTAAAAATAGAAATGGTAGAGTGTATGAGATGAACGTTCTTGAAAAAGAAGTTGGTCGTTATACCGAATCTTATATTTCTAAAGATCGTGCTCTTGGAGAACTCGGTCATCCTGAGGGACCTACCGTTAATTTAGATAGAGTGTCACATAAAATTGTATCACTTCAAAAAGAAGGACATAATTTTATCGGCAAAGCAAAAATCCTTGATACCCCTATGGGCAAGATTGCTAAAAATCTAATTGATGAAGGTGTTAAATTGGGTGTCTCATCACGTGGTGTTGGATCAATTTCTGAAAGAAATGGTGCATCATATGTCCGTGATGACTTCATGCTCGCTACTGCTGCAGATATTGTAGCAGATCCATCTGCTCCTGATGCTTTTGTAGAAGGAATTATGGAAGGAAAAGAGTGGGTATGGAACAATGGCATTCTTACAGAACGTCATATTCAATCCATTAAGAACGGAATTGATGCTGCAACTTTGCATAATCTACAAGAGCGCAAGGTTTCCGCGTTTGCCGAGTTCTTAAAGGGATTATAATTTATAAATAAAACATAGAATCTAACAGATTATATTAAGGAGAATAGCACATGTCAGCATCAGTTGACCAACAATTTGAAACCTTCGTAGAAGAAACTCTTGAGGAAAAAGCGCCAACTGATGGTGCCAAGGGTGCAGACCCTATGGTTGCTGCAACTATTCCTGGTCCCCAAGATACTGCGAAGGACAACCTTGGTGGTCCTACCAACCAGAACTACAAGCAAGACAACGATTCATCTAAGATTGCCAACAAAGGTACATCGAAGGTTAGCGACGTTAACACTAAGTCCGCTAAACCAGGCGATGCTGCTCCTGGCAAACTGAAGGAAGAAGAGGAGTCAACTGAAGAAGTAGTTTCCGAAACAACCGAAGTTACCGAAGAAGAGTTCAGCGTAGAAGAAGATGTTAACGCACTTCTGACTGGCGAAGAACTTTCCGAAGAATTTAAAGAGAAGACAAAAACAATCTTTGAAGCTGCAGTTAAGTCAAAACTTGCTGAAGAAACTAAGAAGATTGAAGAGTCATTTGAGGTACGTCTTACTGAGCAAGTTGACACCGTTAAAACGGAACTTGCTGAGAAGATGGACAAGTTCCTCACCTATGTTGCCGAAGAGTGGAAGAAAGAGAATGAACTCGAACTCCACAACGGCATTAAACTTGAGATGATGCAGTCCTTCATGGACGGCATGAAAAATCTTTTTGAAGAAAATTATGTACAACTCCCTGAAGAAAAATATGATGTTATGCAAGAGATGACAGACAAACTTGATGAAATGGAAGCAAAGCTCAATGAGCAAATTGAAACCAATATGTCTCTCAACGGTAAAGTCAACTCTTTTGTTAAAGAGTCGATTGTAACCGAAGTTTCCAAAGGTCTCGCAGATACCCAAGCAGAGAAGTTCTCTTCACTCGCTGAAGGTGTTGAATTTGAGTCCGAGGAGTCCTTCAAAGAAAAACTAGAAACTATTAAGGAATCTTATTTCCCTAAAGCAAAGGTTGAACTGAAGGAAGACATTGCAACTGATGAAGTTGCGTCCCCTGTAGAGGGTTCGATGTCTGCGTATGTAAACGCAATCTCCCGCTACGGGAAATAATTATTAATCCACTTACTACTATCCAATAAGGAGAAACAAATGTTAGGTTTATCCCAACAACTCCAGGAGAAGTGGGCACCTGTTCTTGAGCATGGTGATCTTCCAAAGATTGAAGATAACTACAAGAAAGCTGTCACTTCCATCCTGCTTGAAAACCAAGAGCGTGTAATTCGTGAAGAGCGTCAGATCCTGTCTGAAGCAATCCCAACGATGAGCACTGGTTCAAACGCCGCTGCTGGTGCAGGTTCAGGCAATGCTGGTTTCAGTTCTGATGCTGCTGCTGGTGGTCCTGTTGCTGGTTTCGACCCAGTTCTGATCTCACTGATCAGACGTGCAATGCCAAACCTGGTCGCTTATGACCTCGCTGGCGTTCAACCAATGTCTGGTCCTACTGGACTGATCTTCGCAATGCGTGCTCGCTACGATGGTCCTGCGACCACCAATGCTGAGACCTTCTACAACGAAGTCAATCCTAACCAATCTGGTACACAGGGTGCTAACGATGTCTCTGGTGCTGCTGATGCACTGACTGGCAACAACCCTGCTGTTCTTAACGACGGTTTCACTGGTTCTAACGAAGCAACCGCTCAAGGTTACTATGGTGCTCCTGGCGCTATGGGCACTGAAGATTCTGAAGGACTTGACAGCGACGGTTCCGCCCCTGACTTCCGTCAGATGGGTTTCTCAATCGAGAAGATTTCGGTCACCGCCAAGTCACGTGCTCTGAAAGCTGATTACAGCATCGAACTCGCACAAGACCTGCGTGCTATTCACGGTCTTGATGCTGAGTCGGAACTGGCAAACATCCTCTCTAGCGAGATCCTTGCTGAGATCAACAGAGAAGTTGTCAGAACCATCTATAAGTCCGCTAAGCGTGGTGCTCAGCATGACACCGCTACCGCTGGTACTTTTGACCTCGATGTTGACTCCAACGGTCGTTGGTCAGTTGAGAAGTTCAAAGGACTTCTGTTCCAAATCGAGCGTGATGCGAACGCAATCGCACGCGAAACTCGTAGAGGGAAGGGCAACATGATCATGTGCTCTGCTGACGTTGCATCCGCACTTGCAATGGCAGGCGTACTTGATTATGCTCCTGCTCTGGAAGGCAACAACCGCCTTGCAGTTGACGAAACTGGTAACACCTTCGCTGGTGTTCTGAATGGTCGCTATCGCGTCTATATCGATCCTTATGCAACTATCACCCGTGGTGGTTCTGCTGCATCTGGTAACTCTGCTAACCAGTACTACGTCATCGGTTATAAGGGTACTTCACCTTATGACGCTGGTCTGTTCTACTGCCCATATGTACCTCTCCAGATGGTACGTAGCGTCGGTCAGGATGACTTCCAGCCACGTATCGGGTTCAAGACCCGTTATGGCATGGTCCTCAACCCATTCGCAAAAGGCGAAGCAGCACTGTCCGACAGCAACCCACTTGCTGCTGGCAACCTGTCAACCAACGCTTACTACAGAAGAGTTTCTGTTGCAAACCTCATGTGATTCTTGCATCACATCATATCAAGGACTCCTTCGGGGGTCCTTTTTTTATGCCTTGTAATAATAAGAAAATTTAAGTTATTATACAACTTTGTAAAAAAGCAATAAATGTACACTACGATACATAAAGTTGCATAGATACTACAGAATTATGAGAGGTGTAAAAATGAACCCTAATCTCTTTTTATATCATGACCAAGTTCTAGTGGAGAAGAGAGATGCACAATCTATTATCAAGGTCCCAGTTCGATGAATGGAGACATCTAGAACAAACTATAGACGAACTAGAATCCGAACACCAAAAGATCAATGATTACTACGAGTGTATAATCGAATGCGATATTCATAATCAAAACGAATGTAAAAAGATCTGTAGAAGATTACTAGATTAACAACGCAGACCCTTCGGGGTCTTTTTTTTGCCTATAAATAAAAGTGTGAAGGACTCTACTCATGACACTCTGTAACGAAAACTTTCTATCACCAGCAGGTTTTAGATTAGACATCCCAGGTTTTGAAAGCGTTGGTTTTCAATGCTCCAATGTGAACGTACCTGGAATTAGTATGAATGGTCCTGTAGCAGCAACTCCCTATAATGATTTTCAGTTAGGTGGTGACAAGTTAAACTATCAAGAACTTCAACTTACTTTCTTGATCGATGAAAATTGCACTAACTATTCTTTAATTCATAATTGGATGGTTGGTATTACGTACCCACAAAAAGCAGATCAGTGGGGTGACTTTGTAGAAGAGATGAGAGATAAGGACTTTCAAAACGAAAGGTTTATCGAACAACTTGATTTGTATGTAAACATCCTAAACAGCAATTTTAACACAGCATTTAAATTACATTTTTATGATGCGTTTCCTGTAAGTTTGAATACATTAGAATTTAGTACAGACCAAGCAGATATTCAATATATGAAAGCACAGGTGACATTTAAGTACACCTACTTTAAACTTACTGATAACAATGACAAAGATTTGACTTTATGAGTTTACATCAACAATTGATCGATGAGTGGCACAAGGATTGTGTCATGGATGATGACTTGTTTGAAGAGGCAAGAAGGATTCCAGTTTTACATGCTAAATGGTTAGACAAGTACTTAAGAGTACAATTATTACGTAAAGAAAAAGAATACGATTTCAACTGTCTGTATAGACAGAAGTATAGTTTCTACATGGGCAGAGAAGAAACTGCTCCTGATGAGAAAATTATTAAGACAGAAGTGCCCATCTATATCAAGGGAGATCCTGATATAATTAAGGCACAGGCAACGATGGACCTCTATGAAAAATTAGAGGATGCTCTAAAACAGGTTCTAAATAATATTAACAATCGTTCATTCCAAATTAAGAATGCAATTGATTGGTTAAGATATTCGCGAGGAATAGATGAGTGACGTTATTATCCGAAAGAAGATTATCTGCAATTAAAAACACCACCACATATTTCATACGAATTATCTGACCACTTCACATTTGAAGTTGAGGGTGCAAAGTTCATGCCTGCATACAGGCAGAAATATTGGGACGGTAAAATTAGGTTATTCTCTCCAGGCACTGGTGAAATCTATGCTGGATTGAGAGAATATGTTGAGCAGTTTTGTCAAGAGCGAGGATATGCTTATGACTATGCAGACAATGAATACTTCGGTATGCCTGATGCTGAGGATGAATTAGTATCCTATGATGGTGTCAAATCATTTACAAAGAAATTTTCTGCACTCAAAGCAAGAGATTACCAATACAAAGGAATCTATGAAGCATTGAGAAAGAGACGGAAACTGATCGTGTCACCTACGGGATCAGGAAAATCTTTTATGATTTATTCTATTGTTCGTTTCTTACAGGAAACAGGACAAAAGATTATTATTGTAGTTCCAACCACATCTCTTGTAGAGCAGATGTATAAAGATTTTTGGTCTTATGGGTGGGACGTAGAAGAACATTGTCATAAAGTATATGCTGGTCATGAGAAAGTATCTCCTAAACCAGTAACTATTACTACATGGCAATCTGTATATAAGCAACATCGTAAATACTTTGAGTGCTTTAGTGCTGTCATTGGTGACGAGGCACATTTGTTTAAAGCAAAATCTTTGACAGATATTTTAACCAAACTACATCATGCAAAATATCGTGTTGGATTTACAGGAACACTAGACGGGAGCAAGACAAACAAACTTGTTCTTGAAGGTTTGTTCGGTCCTCACGAAAAGATTACAAACACAAATGAACTAATTAAACAAGGACATTTGTCTAGATTAAAAATTAAGATTATTTCTTTAAGGCATCATCATGTCAAATTTGACAGTTACCATGAAGAGATTGATTACTTGGTCTCTCACCCTAGAAGAAATAACTTTATTAAAAATCTTGCATTAGATCTTGGTGGTAACTCTCTGGTATTGTTCAATTATGTTGAACGTCATGGTGAACCACTTTTTGATCTGATAAATAATAGCGTAAAGGATGGTAGAAAAGTATTCTTTGTACATGGTGGTGTTGATGTAAAGGACCGAGAAGAGATCCGAGCAATCACTGAGCAGGAGTCCAATGCAATCATCATCGCGAGTTACGGTACTTTTTCCACAGGTATTAATATCAAAAATCTTCACAACATTATTTTTGCTAGTCCATCTAAATCAAGAGTAAGAAACCTACAATCTATTGGTAGGGTCTTGAGAAAAGGAGAAAACAAAAATACCGCCGTGTTGTATGATATTGCAGACGATACCTCTAAAGATTCTAATAATCCAAATTATACGTTAAGACATTTGTTTGAGCGAGTTAAAATTTATAATCAAGAAAATTTTGACTATGAAATAATCAACGTAAAATTAAAACAGTAAGTATGGAAGCATTTTTCGCAAACATCAAATTAAAAACAGGTGAAGAAATACTTTGTATTGTAAAAGAGGCAGATCCTGAAAAGGACTACCTTCTAGTTTCACATCCAATTGAAGTTGAGGAGATCGAGATCCCTGGTGCGTTTCATGGTCTAAAGATTAAGAACTGGATGAAACTCTCACACCAAACTGAATTCTATATTGAGGGTGAGGAACTAGTTACAGTTAAAGAAATTAAAGGATTCCCAGTCGAGTTTTATAAAGAGAGTTTAATTAAACTTGCTAATCAAGAAGAAGAGAAACTACGCTCTAAAACAAAAAGTAAATTAAAGAGAAGAAAAAAAGGGCGCGTTCCTTTGTCTGAAGATATGGGTCTCATATCCTCTATTGATGATGCAAGAGAACTACTAGAGAGTATTTTTCTATTGGATAGTGATCCAAAGGAATCTTAAGTATCTAATACCTTTAAGCTCTAGAGGGTCTTCTGAACTCTGACCGAGTTATTATACACAGATACGGGGTACTTGTCAAGCTCTTGAATCTGTGCTATGATATTGTGAGAAGACCAACATACTACATGGCAAAATCTAAAGAGCACTACGTAAACAACAAGGACTTCTTACACGCTATTATTCAGTATAAGAATAGAGTGGAGAAGGCAAAAGAAACTGGCGCTGTCAAACCACCAGTGGGTGAATACATTGGAGGGTGCTTTCTAAAGATCGCACAGCACTTATCCTACAAACCAAACTTTGTCAACTACATGTTTAAGGATGACATGATTGGCGATGGTATTGAGAACTGTATTACCTACATCGACAACTTTGATCCAGCAAAGTCCAGTAATCCGTTTGCGTATTTTACACAAATCATTTACTATGCATTCCTACGTAGGATTCAGAAAGAGAAGAAGCAGGTAGATATTAAAAACAAAATGATTGAGAAGTCAGGATACAGTGAAGTATTTACTGGCGATGAGTATGGATGTGAAGCATCATACGAACAGATTAAAAATTCTCTGGAACAGAAGATGAGGTATTGATGAAAGTCGCTATTATTACAGACCAGCACTTTGGTATGAGAAAAGGTAGTCAGATCTTTCATGACTACATGAAGAAGTTCTATGATGAAGTGTTCTTTCCATTCTTGGATAAGAACAAAATTACTACGGTGCTAGATCTGGGTGATACCTTTGACAATAGAAAGTCAATTGATTTTTGGTCACTAGATTGGGCAAAGAAAAATTACTACGACAACCTGGCACAGAGAGGAATTAAAGTTTATACCGTAGTTGGTAATCACACTGCCTACTATAAAAATACACTTGGTATCAATGCAATTAATTTGCTGCTACAAGAGTATGATAATGTTCAGTTGATTGAAAGACCCGAAACAATTAATGTAGGTGGTCTTGATATCTGTTTCGTTCCCTGGATTTGCGTCGATAATGAAACTGAAACTTATCAAGAGATTGCTAATACGTCAGCAAACATTTGCATGGGACACCTTGAACTGTCTGGGTTTGAGGCACACCAAGGATACTACATGGATCATGGTATGAGTCGTGATGTCTTCTCTAAATTTAAGAAAGTGTTCTCTGGACACTTCCATCACAGGTCACACTCTGATAACATCTACTATCTGGGTAATCCTTATCAGATGTATTGGAATGATTTTGGTGATGTTAGAGGTTTCCATCTGTTCGATACCCAAACTACAAAACTAAAATTTATTGCAAATCCTTTCAAGATGTTTGAAAAGATTTACTATAATGACTCTGCAGAAAACCCAGACGAGATTGACACTAATCAGTATAAAGAAAAGTTCGTAAAATTGATTGTTGAAAAAAGAACTAACTACTATGCATATGACAATTTAATTGAACGTCTTTATCAAGTTGGTGTACATGATCTAAAAATTATCGATAACACTAACGAGGAAATAAATCCTTCTGGTGATATTGAAATTGAAGGTACTCTTTCTTTCCTAGAAAGATATGTTGAGGAGATTGACTATGAAGACAAAGACACATTAAAATCTATTATTGGATCCATTTATACAGAGTCGCTTCAAATTGAGTAATGTACATTCTAGCAATAAAAGGAAAAGAAACAGAAGGTGCCTATGCCCCCTCGGTGGATAGTGGTCAAATACTTTACCTGTTTCTAGATGCAGAGGATGCTGAACGGCATTCTGAATTGCTTGCTGCTGATGACTATCCTGAGATGTCAGTAGTTGAAGTTGATGACGACGTTGCTATCCATATCTGTGAAGAGAATGGATACTCTTATTGTATTGTAACCCCTGAAGACATTATTATTCCGCCTAAAGAATCTGATGATTGAGTTTAAAAGTATTAAATGGAAAAATTTCCTGAGCACAGGAAACAACTTTACTGAGGTAAATCTTAATAATCATAACAAAACATTAATCGTTGGAGAAAACGGAGCGGGCAAGAGTACTATTCTTGACGCTCTTTGTTTTGGTTTGTTTAATAAACCTTTCCGAAAGATTAATAAACCACAATTAGTTAACTCTATCAACCTTGCTGACTGTAGGGTGGAGATCAATTTTACTATTGGCAGCATTGATTGGAAAATTAATCGCGGCATGAAACCAACAGTATTTGAGATCTTCAAGAATGGTGTGAAATTAGACCAGAGTGCTTCTGCTGCAGATCAACAGAAATGGTTTGAGCAAAATGTTTTAAAACTAAACTTTAAATCATTTACACAAATTGTTGTTCTAGGATCATCTACCTTTGTTCCTTTCATGCAACTACCTGCTGCAGGGCGTAGAGAAGTCATTGAGGACATTCTTGATATTAGAATCTTTTCTACAATGAACACAGTTCTAAAAGATAGAGTCAAAGAAAATAAAGAAGCAGTGTCTGAGATTGACTATGCTATCTCTATTCTAAAGGAAAAGGTTGATGTTCAGAAACGTTTTATTGAAGATCTTAAGAAACAAGGACAAGACAATGTAGTTCTTTGGGAAGAAGAGATTACTAAAATGGAACGGGAGATGGAATCTAATCGTCTTGAATGTGAACGCTACATGCGGGATCTTGATACGATGACAAAACAAATGAATGACTATCCTAATCCTCAAGAAGAACTTGATAAGTTGAATGAATTTCACATCAAGTTTAGATCTAAGATCAAGGACATGGAAAGTTCAATTAAGTTTTTGACTTCTAATGATGTTTGTCCTACATGTAATCAGGACATTACTGATGACTTTAAGAATCAGAACATTACCAGTGGCAAAGAAAAGATTAACAAACTTCAATCTGCCCTAGAAGATATTGATGGTAAAGAGAAAGTTTTAAATGACTCTCTGCATCAACGTAATAAAATTCAAAAAGAAATTACTCAGATTCAAAATAAAATCAAAAATTGTTTTTCCACACTCAATTGGAAACAGAAAAAGGTAACGGAAACTCAAGAAAAAATTGAATCTCTCAAGAACAACACTGACAATGTTGATAGAGAACGTGAGAACATGAAAACCCTGATCTCTCAAGGTAAGGGTCAAGAACTTCAACGTCGTCAGATTGCTAAACGATCTACAGAGTTGAAGATCATTGCTGATATTCTTAAAGATGGTGGTGTCAAGAGTACAATCATTAGGAAGTATCTTCCTGTGATGAACACTCTCATCAATAAGAATCTTCAGGAACTTGAGTTCTACGTCAATTTCAATCTTGATGATACGTTCAACGAAACTATTAAATCACGATTTAGAGATGAGTTTTCTTATGCATCATTCTCTGAGGGTGAGAAGATGAGAATTGACCTAGCACTTCTGTTTACCTGGAGAGAAGTTGCTAAACTTAAGAACTCTGTCAACACAAACATCCTTATCTTAGATGAAATTTTTGATAGTTCTTTAGATGGAAATGGTACAGCGGACTTCATAAATATCCTCAGGACTGTTACTGATGGTAACAATGTGTTCGTTATCTCACACAAAGAGGACATGCTTCACGATAAGTTTGATAATGTGATACAGTTCAAGAAGGTCAAGAACTTCTCCAAACCATTTCAGACCAATGGCACAACTCCCTAACTGGCAACACCACTCTAAAAAGGACAAGCATGGTAAGGGAACTTGCAAAGGAAGAATCCGTGCAAGTAAACAATCCCTTAGACACTTGAAAAACTGTCACAAGACCTCCCATAAAGGGGGGTCTTTTTTTGTACAATGTATTCAGTTACATGAGGTCCCATGAAGTTTGAAATCAAAGAAACTCTTGCCAAACTTCTGGCAACTGAGAATCTGATCGTTGAGCACCGCAAGGTTAGCACTGCATCTTTTGATGTAGATCGTCGTGTCTTGACACTCCCCATGTGGGAAAGAGCACAACCTATTGTCTATGATCTGTTGGTTGGTCATGAAGTTGGTCATGCACTCTACACTCCTAATGTAGATTGGAAGAAAGATAAGTATGCAAAAGTTCCCATGGGATTCGTCAACGTTGTTGAGGATGCTCGTATTGAAAAATTGATGAAGCGTCGTTATGCTGGTTTGAGCAAGACATTCTATAAAGGTTATCAGTCACTTCACAGAGATGACTTTTTCTCACTTGAGGATGAGGATATGGATGCAATGGCATTTATTGATCGTCTCAATCTTTACTATAAGATTGGTGCCTACCATATGATTTCGTTCTCTGATGAAGAGCAGATCTTTGTTAATCGTGCTGGCAAGATTGAGACATGGGAGGAAGTTCTTGATCTGAGTTATGATATTTTTGAGTACCTTAAGAGTAAGCAAGAGGAAGTTCCTCAAGCAAAAACTAATCTTGATGAGTTTAAGAATGGGCAAGCAGATGAAGAACAAAGCGTTGAGGTGGAGGTAGAACCATCTGATGATATTAACAAGGGTCCTGTAGACGATTCTGAGGGGGTCTCAGAGCATGATGAAGAGGAAGAGGAAAAGACCGAAACTTCTGGAACTTCTGGTGGTCAAACCAATGAGTTTGAATCTTCTACTGATACTGCTTTCCAAGAGAATCAAGAACAACTTATTGACAGGCATTCTTATGAAACTGCATATCTTACGATCCCTGAAAAGATCGATCTAGATCGTATTATCCTGAAGTGTGATTCTCTTCAAGAATATATCTCTGAGTTTTATGATCAAGATCGATTCTGTGGTGACTCATACAACGCTCGTATTCTTGAGTCAGTTCGTCAAGAGTATTCCAAGTACAAGAAACATGCATCCAAAGGTGTCAACTATCTTGTTAAAGAATTTGAAATGAAGAAATCTGCAAATGCATATTCACGTGCTGCAGTTTCTAAAACTGGTGTTCTCGACTGCTCTAAACTTCATACCTATAAATTCAATGAGGATATATTCAAAAAAGTAACTGTATTGCCTGATGGTAAAAATCACGGTCTAGTATTCATTCTTGATTGGTCTGGATCTATGGGTAATGTTATTCATGATACTGTTAAGCAACTTCTGAACCTTGTGTGGTTCTGTAAGAAAGTCAACATTCCTTTTGAGGTTTATGCCTTCACTTATGAGTTCCCAGTACGTGACATTGACTTTGATGAAGATCAAAATTTGAAAGAACTCCAAGAGCAAAAGTGTAATGATCTGTATCTGCACAAATCTTTCCGACTCTTGAATCTCCTTTCTCATACTCGGTCATCGTCTGAGTTTGATCGTGATTGCTTGAACCTGTGGCGTCTGTCCAACTTCACTCGTTACTACGGCAGTGAGTTGATCCCTAGTGGATTGTCTCTTTCTGGCACTCCTCTTAATGAAACCATTGTTACCCTACATCACATCCTTCCTCAGTTCATTAGAGAAACTGGTGTTCAAAAAGTCAACACAGTATTTCTAACTGATGGTGAGTCGAACGGTATTGGTCGTATTGTGAAAATGGATGAGAGGTATTATCCTGAGGGACGCTTTGGTAAGATCTCTGTCAACACTAATTGTCAACTTCGTGATCTGAAGAAAGGTCGTACCTATAAAGCGTTTAACGAACATCAATGGGAAACTAGTGGTACGAACATTCTGCTGACTAATCTGAAAGATAACTTCCCTTCTGTTAACTTTATTTCTTATCGAGTTGTAGAGTCCCGTGATGTCAGCAATGTTCACTGGTATTACAATGGGTATTATTCTGAAATCGACAAAAAGAAGTGGGCAAAGGAAAGGTCTGCTATCTTAAATACTACAGGTTATGATGCCATGTATGCCATTGCTTCAACAGCGTTGAATCAATCTGATGATTTCCAAGTTGCAGATGAAGCGACTGTTGCTCAAATTAGAGCAGCATTTAAGAAATCACTCAAGTCCAAGGCAGCGAACAAAAAGATTTTGTCTTCGTTCGCTACGATGGTCGCTTGATAAACTGTCACACTGATGGGTGATTACACATCACCCTACCGCTATACTAACTTTGTAATTGATTCACATCGCAATGCCTCGTATGTCTAACCTCAACGTAAACGAAGTCACTCATTACCTGACTGAAACCTATGGTAGTCAGATCAACACCGAGGCAGTTCTCGCAGCTGCTGATGTGTTTGATGTCTCTTATCCCACAATTTGCAAACGTCTTGAAATGTACAAAACTGGTCGTGGCAAGTGGGACCTGACTGTCCAAGAAAAATTCGAGCAGACCTATCAAGCACCTAGTGCTATGCCTGCTGTAGAGCAAAACCTTATTCCACAGACCGATGATTCCTTCGTCAAGTTCGGCAATTATAGCGACATTCGCAAGATTATCCAATCGAAAGTGTTTTATCCGACGTTCATTACAGGTCTTTCTGGCAACGGTAAAACGTTCTCTGTCGAACAAGCGTGTGCTCAACTCGGACGAGAACTCATCCGTGTAAACATTACTATCGAAACCGATGAAGATGATCTTATTGGCGGTTTCCGCCTTGTTGATGGCAGCACCGTCTGGCACAATGGCCCAGTCGTGGAAGCACTCGAACGAGGTGCTATCCTGCTCCTTGACGAAATCGACCTTGCCTCTAATAAAATTCTCTGTCTCCAGTCAATTCTTGAAGGGAAAGGAGTATTCCTTAAAAAGATCGGCAAACGGGT